TTATTTGTTAAAATAGTTGTTAAAAACACGGTTTATTTCATTCATATAATCCTCTCTGTCTTCTTTACTCCATCGGTAAGGAGGAGTATAGGATTTAGAATAATTCTTTAAGAAAACGTTCTTTGTGCATTCGGGTATAAAACTTCCTTCTTTTTCTAATTGGAATAGACGCTTGCACTTTATAGGAAAGATGGCATTGTTCAGCGAAGAGTTATCCGCACTGGAGAGTAGGGCTAAGTTCTCAATAGAATGCATCTCTTCTTCTTCCATGGAAAAGAAATCTTCAATTTTTTCTTTTATTCTATTGAATTTGTCAATATGTGTCCTATTATCTTTAAGGGTTCCTTTTCTTTGGTCTAAGAAGATTTTTAAGTCTTCCAATTCTTTGATGTCATCGGCTATCTCATCGAGGTCCTCGATTCTTTTGATATTTTCCAGCTCAGTGGTAGTCTCATTGATCCAACGGATGATATTGTTAGGGTCTTTCATAGGATCATCGGAGTGTTGAGCATTGATATGTTCGAGACTCCAAGATTGGGAACTATAACGATAAAAAGGGAATCGGAGCTTTTGGTTATCTTTGGTTTCTATAGCTGAGAGTACATTGAATAGTAATAATAAGCGTTCTATTTTACTATTGTCTTTACCGTACTCTAATTCATCAATAGTATCAGGATTGAACTTCTCTTTCACCTGATTTTGCAACCATTCTCTGAAAGATGATTTGGTAACCTGATTGGAGTAATTACAGATCTCTTGTAGAGAATTGTCTTTTTGTACGAGCAGACCTATGAGATGATATAATTCATGGTCGGCAAACCAGTATCGGATCTTACCAAAATAGGTTTTTACTTTTTCCCATAATTCTTTAGCTTTTTTCGTTTTCACTTCCTTTTCAAACCATAGGAAAGTAGCACGTCCTTGGGAGTTTTCGTTTTGAGCTACGATTTCGAAAAGTTTTAGAATACGGTTGGCGTACTTATAGTCTTCGCCATTTTGTAAGAAGCCCCAAACCTCATCATTTTGTAGGAAGAGTTCTATCTCATTCCATTCGTTGGAAAAAATGGATTGGTCTATCGCTTCTTGGCGTTCGGAACCAGTGGTTATATGTTGAATAAAGAGCGCACGGATGAGTTCGGCATCATCCAAAGGGATTTTACCTATATTCAATCGGTTGAAAATATCTATTTTCTCACGTTCATTATCATTGTTCAGATCTATATAAACAAGATAATGGGCGGTACTAAAATGGGAAAACATGGAAAAGCACCGAAAGCCTTATAAATAAAGAGATTGAAGCTAAAAAAGGCAAAAAAGCGGACAAAACGAAATGTACAATAACTACCATTTAATTACCGAGTAATTGCCCAATAACTACCAATTAAATAACCTTAATTACCTACATAGGGTATAAAGATACCTATTAATTACCCAACCCCACTAAAATAGCCCCTTTGAGGGCTTTTTTTATGCCCTGAAACTACCCTTTAAAGCCCATTGAAAAGCCTTATAAAACACCCCGAAAAGGAGGGTGAGAAGTAATCCCGAAAAAACCTTTTTTTTAGGTTAGGGGGACACTTAGGGGGACACTTAGGGAGACAAAAAAGCACCTAAAAACAGAGAGTAAAAACCCCTATACTTATACCCACACGCAAGCTACACCCCTTTTTTGCATAGTGAAAGGGGGTGTATTGTAGGAGATTTTATACTATATTTTTGCGTAATTTATTGATTTATAATATATTACATGGTTTTTGTGATAAAATATAGTGTTTTCCCCTATTAATCTATCCACTCTACTTCACCATCTGGTAAGCGGAATATGATGGGAGCTGAATTTTGCTCTTGTACAATGTGCCCTACTACTTGGAATAAATTTCTTATATCCTCTTTTGCAATAGGAAAGGGTTCGTGAATAGGCTGACCATTAGGGTGGGTATCTAAATTAGTACTATATGCCATAATGCAATTTTTGTCATCTTTGCACGTTTGTAACTTCTTGGTAACCCTTATCTCGTCCGTTTCTACTACGTAATTTTGCCCCCAAATGATACTTTTTAAATGGTTAAGTTTCTTTATTGCCAAAATACAGCCATTAGGATATTCCCTCATACTTTCGCCAAAGTGCCTTATAGCTGCATTGGCACTTGGAAACATACTACCTAAGTCAATATAAGCAGTAGGAGCAGTAACAGGGCTAAGATCAGCAGATAGCTGTGTACCCCCGATAGTAGCTACATTCTCATAAAAAGGGACAATATTAGATTTTTTGAAAAACTCTCCCGAAGCTATTTGCTTAAGTTCCTTTATTTGCTCCTCTTTACTCATATTTTTGATATCCTCAACACGTGGTTTAAGCATTTCTCCCTTCCCAGTAAGCAACCATTCGAGATTTATTTCAGGATATTTTGAGTAAATTTTCTCAACAGTATCCATTGTTAAACCACTTTTTTTATCTAAAATTCCATTAGATAGCCCCGTTACAGAGTAAAATTTACTCTTTGTAATCTGCTTATTTTCAATAAATTGTAAAATTCTTTCTTTCATAATGAGAAAAATATCTAATTTTATTTTGCAGATTAGAAAAATATCTATACCTTTGCACCGTTAAACAAAACAAATTTGCGAATGGACAAAGGTATAAAAATTCCTCGAAAATTCAACCCATTAGTGGTGGAAAAATTATCAGTAAAGTTTGGGCTGTCAAAAACTTATATAAGGCAGTGCCTGAACAAAACCCGAAACAGCGAAACAGCTGATACTGTTTGTAAAGAGTATAAGCAGTATGAAAAAGAAATTAATAACGTTTTAAAAAATTGATTATGAACGAATTAATTAACACCATTGAACAAACAATGTCCAGTTTTGAGATTGCAAAACTAACTGGAAAACAACACAAACACGTAATGCGTGATATACGTGATTTGAATATAGGGTACGAGAACTTACATCTGCCCAAAATTGGGCAGATGTTCAAAATCACAGAGTTACCTAATGGAGCTAAGAGAAATGACCCTTATTTTGAATTGACAAAAATGCAAACATTTGACCTTCTGACTGGGTATAACACTGAATTGCGTATTAAGGTCAATCGTAGGTGGGCAGAGTTGGAAGCCTTGACACAAATCAAAATGCCCAAATCTCTTAATGTGTATGGAATGGAAGCCCTGCCATACGTGGAGTGGTTGCTACTACATAACTACTCAGTAACCAGTGGGCAGTATCACGCTCGTATCCGCAAGCACCCTCAGCACTTCTACAAGGCGAGTACAGGTAAGTGGTACGTCAATAAGGCGTTCGCCGAGCAACTGCTAACCATAAGGCAAGGAATGCAGGCACTAAAAGAAGTCAAAGGCTTGCCGCAAGTACATCAAGTAACACTATTTGAGGTTTTGGCGGAAGTAGAAGGGCAGGTAGCACCTGCGAGCAAATGATTCATTAAAAAATAGAATATGAGAAAGTTAATACAAAAATGGATTAAAAAGCAGGTGATACACCATATCAATAGAGATTGGAGTCACCAAGTTATAGAGACAAAAGAAACCCTATTCGGAATAGTAGTCAAAAGAGAATTGAGAACAGAGTTAATGTAGTATGGAGTACAAGCTACAAAAATGAATGCCAAATAAGCAATACTAAAGCCATTAGAAATGAAAAAATACAAACTATTTCCAAAACCTTTAAGAAGCCATCGTATTTTGAGGAAACTATTGGTTTGGTATCAGGATAGGAAAAGTCCTCAAGGGAGGATGATATTATTAGTCCCAACCAATCTTTGTCCATCTTGCGAAATTGCTTTAGTACGCCATATAGTAACATTAAACCAGAGAGGATACATAATAGAAAAAGTACGTATGCATAATGCAAAAGGTGAGTGTTGCCAGATGCTCCGTTCTTTAAGGCAATCAATATGGCAAGAATTGCGGAAGAGACGGAAACGAGATTTTTGGCTATTTCTAATCTTAGGTTGGTTATTTCCTTTTTGAGTTCTTTAAGTTGTTCAATAGCATCTTGAATATCAATTTTCATGGATATATTTAATTAGTTTGAGGCTACAAAGGTAGCGAATTTTTCCCTAAGTCAGTAGGACTGACAGCCGAAAGGCTGGCGAAGCGAAATCGCATTAGGGAGCAAGGCGAAAGCTAAAAAAAGACACAAATGTACACATACAAAGACAACATATTATCCATACCTGCACGGCTCCTATACGATGATTGGGGACTGATGAGCTATGACTACTACAAGAAGCTATGTAGCCGTGGTAAGCTCATCACTACCCAACCAGGGAAAGGCTTAGGCAACGAAGCGTGGGTGTCCTTCCACGAATTGCCGGTTGTGAAAGGTGTTAATATTAAGGAATTTTGTGTGAGAATGTTGGGCAGGCCCGAAGATAGTAAGATTTTACAGAATGACCTTGAACCCCTCTTGGTGCCAGACTTGGAAGCTATCAATTTCTTTTCAAGTCATCGCAAGCCCAACGGGAAACCCCTAAAAATAGAAGAGCAACGGGAAAAAGCTACTTCGGCTATGATTCTAAAAGCCATTGAAAGCCTCTTTAAAGGGCGTATCAAAAACCCTCTTTATAAGGGGAAAAAAGTGGAGATATGGAAAAACATTAGCGAGGCTGTAAACACCCTTAACCCCGAACGTTGGCACTTTGACCTACCGAATAATCCAAGAAGTTTGCAACGCAAATATAACCAGTATCTCAGTGAGGGCTACTATGCTTTTATCCATAAAGGTGAGGGTTCGGACAATGCCAAAGTAGTAACAGAAGTAATGGAAAGGCTTTTTATATCCATTTGCTGTATGCCTAACAAACCCTATATGAGTTCGGTGTATGATATTTATAGGCAGTTCCTTTATGGTGAGATAGAAATCTTTGACAAAGCCACAGGTGAACTTTTCAATGTGGAGCAGGACTTTTGCGACGAGCACGGAAACATCTTAGAAGTTTCTGAAAGCACCGTAAAGCTATGGCTGAACAAACCCGAAAATCAGTTGGTTATTAAGAAAGCCCGCAACGGAGAATATGACTTTAGCCACAAGGAACGTCCGCACGTCAATCGCCACGCACCGCTTTATTCAATGAGTAAAATCACTCTGGATGACCGAGACCTAATGCACACCAAACTGCCCAATGGAGACAAGGTTATGGCCTACTATGCATATGATGTGATGAGCACAGCCCTAATTGGTATTGCTCATAGTAAAAAGAAAGACAACGAATTATTCTTGGACTGCTTCCGCTCTATGTTTCGCTTTACGGCTCAATATGGCTTAGGCACCCCAATGCAGATAGAAGTAGAGCGACACCTTACGGGCGAACATGTGGAGGGCTTACTCAAAGCTAATAACATTTTCCCATTCGTGAGATTCTGTAATCCTACCAATTCGCAAGAGAAGTATGCCGAGACCATGATACGAGGTAAGAAGTATGGGATAGAGAAAGACAGACACCAAAATGTAGGGCGACACTATGCACGACGAGACAGCAACCGCGTAACTACCCAAAAGATATTTGACGAGTTCAACGACAATTACAAAGATGCTAAAGCCCCTTATGAGGATATAGTAGCAATGGAATTGGAAGAGCAAACCCTCTATAACAATCAGCTACACCCCGACCAAGAGCGGTTCCCTGGAAAGACACGTTTGCAGGTATTTTTAGAAAATGTAAATCCGAACCTACCGAAACTCAACCGAGCCCTCTTGGCGCAATATATAGGCAGATGTGTGCCTACTACCATACGCAGGAACCAATATGTAACAGTGCAATATCAAAAGTACCAATTGCCCAACCCACAAGTTATCTCCTTGCTTTCCTCCTATGAGGTGCAGGCCTATTACTTACCCAATGAGGAGGGCGTAGAGGAGGTGTATTTGTATCAGGAAAACCAATTCCTCTGTGAGTGCAAGCGCCTTAAATCCTTTAACCGAGCCAATGCCGAATGGACAGAAGAGGACAAGGAGATATACCAAGAGCAAATGCATTACATCAAGCAGTTTGACCAATATACCAAAGAAAAAACCACTGAAAAGCTCTCAAAGGTAGGCACACTTTCGGTGGAGAAAAAGACACAAAAAGTAGCCGCTTCCGCCCCTATTGTAGCCTATGAGGATCAACCCACTACTAACTACAAAGAGTATCAGAAAACTAAAACAGAAATGATTAATAAAGCCTTATTAGACCTATGATCACAACAGCATTAAAAGAAAAAATCATTTTGGCGATTGCCGAAAACAGAAAGAATTACCAATCCGACAGCAAGCACGCACAGAGCTTGGGGATTAATACGGCACAGTACAGCCGTATCAAGAAAGGCGAATTGGAGGGTGTGCTTAGCGATGCCAATTGGGTCAGCATAGCCCGCAGGCTCCAAGTACAACTTAAGGATGAACGCCCTTGGGTCACTGTGGAGACAGAGACTTTCCAATACATCTACCTACAACTTTCAGCCTGCCAAGCGCGCTCCATTTCAGCTATCCTATGTGATAGGGCAGGAATTGGCAAGACACACACTGCCAAAGTGTATGTGAGCAAGAACAAAAATGCAGTGTATATAGACTGCTCGCAGGTGAAGACCAAACAGAAGCTCATTCGCAAGATTGCTCAAGAGTTCGGTATTGCCCATACAGGGCGTTATGCCGATGTATATGAGGACTTGGTATTCTATGTGAAGCAGTTAGAAAATCCGCTTATCATCTTGGACGAAGCAGGAGACTTGGAGTATCACGCTTTCCTTGAGTTAAAAAGCCTATGGAATGCAACCGAGTACGCTTGTGGTTGGTATATGATGGGCGCCGACGGCTTGCAGGCAAAGATAGACCGCAACAAGGATATTAAGAAAGTAGGGTATGCAGAGATATTTGACCGCTACGGCTCGAAATACAGCCGTGTAAGTCCTGCCCAAGACAACGAAGCGATTACAGCTTTCCTCTTGGGACAAATAGCCCAGATAGGCGAAGCAAATGGCTCTACCCTTACCCCCGAACAGCTCTTTGCGCGTACCAAGGGAAGCCTTAGAAAAGTACGTACAGAAATAGAAAAAGTGCGAGCCGCAGAGGCGATTGGGTAACACCCGCAAACATTTTAATCAATGAGTAAAAAGTGATGATAGTAGAAAACGATACAGAGAAAGCAGTAATACCAAGGGCTTACACCTATGAGGACTTGGCGAGAAAGAAATATAAGACATTGCCTCTGAAAGGGGGATGGAAAGAACACTTAGGGGAGATAGAGCGAGCGGGAAGTATCCTTATCTATGGGGATTCGGGACATGGCAAGACAACTTATGCACTGCAATTAATGCGAGAGTTATGCCAGGGAGAAAAGGTATTATACAATTCCATGGAGGAGTGTGGGAGCCTTTCGCTACTTACTAACTTGGAGCGTACAGGGCTTAAACAGTACAAAAATAGATATTTGGTGTGTGGAGAGCCTTTGGACAAGCTTATACAACGCCTTAGTCGCCCACAACAACCTAAGATAGTATTTATAGACAGCGTGCAGGCTTGTTTTAGAGGACAAAAGGCGGCAGCTTATCACGAACTTATTCGGCAATTTCCTCAAACCCTATTTATTGGAATCTCACAAATGAGTAAGGGAATGCCCAAAGGAGCCGTAGCGGAGGAGTTTTACTGGTTTTGCCAAGATAGAATCCTAGTAAAGGACTTTAAGGCCTATATAGACAAGACACGAACAGGGGGAAATGAGTTGGATCCCTACATCATCTCAGAAAGCAAAGCAGGGGAAAGAGAACTAAAACTCATAAAATAGAGACAAGTAACTAATGACTAACAGAAATGGAAACCATAGAAAAGCAAAAGACATTTAGGCATTGCCTGCTGTACTACTTAGATTGTAGTTATAGGCAGTATGAAGCGATTAAGTACAAGTACTTCCTTGACTGGTGTGAAAAAGCGAATCGTGAAAAACGAATCGTGAAAAACGTAGCTGACTTGGTGGGGAATGACTATCTCAACAACTGGTTTGATGACCAATGGCACTACTATGTGGAGTGTGATATAGCGTATTACTATGGCAAGGCTCTTAGAGAGGGCGTATTTGACCAATCAGATGTAGAACTAATGATAGAGATTGCGGCAGAGCAGATTAATCATGTATACCCGAAAGTGCTATTAGGTAAAATCAGAAGAGAACTCAAATTTCAAAACTAATGAAACAGCTATATACAGATGTACTAAGGTTGGATAACTTCCTACAGGCCTTAACAGCACAAGAGCGGATGATGATACACCAGTATCACACTGGCTATAGGACATACGTACCGATAGTGGTACTTACCATCTATGAATGGATCCAAGAGAACAAGTGGGAAGCCCCCGACTTCCGCTATAACCCAGAAAGAGTATTGACTTGGTACAATCGGGATACAAAGACATGGGAGCCTATAGAAGCCCATAAATTATATAGAGCAAAAGTAGAACGATAATTTTAAAAATAGATAAAAAATGAAAGTTATTAAAGATTTAGCAGTAACGGTTACCTATACGGTAGAACTTGGAGGTGTAGAAGTGCCAGATAAAGTTTTTGAACAATTAAATAATATGGCCAAATATGGAATTTCTGTTGGTATTGGAGATTCAGAGAAATATGAAAAAGCCTTTGAATGGCTAATGAATAACATAAGAGAAGATGATGCTATGGATTGGGAATATGAAGTAGGAATAGACGAGTAATAACAATTAAAAAGATAAAAAATGAGTGTAGATTTATCACAGATGAGTGCTGAGGACTTAAAGAAGTTACAAGAGCAACTCAAAGAGAAGCAAAGAGCAGAAAAATTAGCTAAACAACAGAGCAGACAGACACTTTTAGAACTTGAAGCGGAATTGGTAGATGATAACATCGGTTTCTGTCTTTCACAACGGGAGGATGTAGAGGATTTGGTAGCGAAACTCTTCCAAGAAGCAAAGACTATCATAGCCCTCCGTGCCGAGCTATATGGTACCCAAAAGGAGAATCAAGATTCGCATACCTTTACCAAGGCAGATGGTTCGGCAAGTATCCGTATAGGTTGGAATGTACGCCCCGCCTTTAATGGTACAGAGAGCGAAGGGCTTAAAAAGATAAAAACCTATATGTCGTCCTTGGCAGGAGATAGTGAGAATGAAAAACTCCTATTGGAGTTCCTCAATACGGCGCTTAGAACCGATGCACAAGGGAACCTAAACCCACGAGAGGTACGCAAGTTGGGCACGCTAAGGCAAAAGGCTAACAGTGTCCTCTTTGAGGAGGGTATGGAGATCATAGAAAACGCCATTATAGATATACGTACAAGTATGTATATACGTGGGTATAAGTTGGTCACCCTTGAGAATGGCATAGAAAAAAGAGTAAACTTCAACTTCTCTATTGATTAGTGGCGAGCCACTACGAGCAATTATTAGATACCCTGACCTTAGTGTGTTGTTTGTATTAAGGGTACGCCCATAAGAGACCCCCTAAGGCAGGGTTTTAAATAACCTTTAAAAACGATTTAAAATGAAAGAAAAACCAACACATTACTATTGCTTTTTTGGCAATGGCACACAAACAAAAAATAAGTTACAA